GGATCGGGTTGTCGTACTTCTCGAAGGTCATCCGCGCCAAGAAGTACGACAACCCGATCCAGACGATCATCAAGCGCGGCGACAAGCCCGAGCAGTGGAAGCAGGAGATCGAGGTCGAGGGCGCGACCGGCGCGTATTCGCTCGGTGCCCCCGAAGGCGGCGACTTCGACGAGTCCACGCTTGCGAAGCGCACCAACACCTACCTCGAAGTGCAGCTCGAGAAGTTCCGCACCAAGCGTGGCTTCAAGGTCACGGACGAGTCGGAGCTTCTTCCCGGCTACACCGAGAAGAAGGGCGAGAAGGCGCTTGCGCGCCAGATCCGCCGCGACGCCGAGGAGCTTGTACGCTCCATTGAAGTGACGCTCGGCTCCGCGCAGGAGGCCGTGGCGCGCGGCGCTTCCGACGACACGATCGCGAAGACGCGCGGCATGATGTGCTGGCTCGCGAAGCTGACGAAGCCGACGAGTGCTGGCACCTACGACTCCGTTCAGGCGGCGATCGACGCGGCGGTCGCGGCGCTCCACGGCGTGCAGCCCATCCCCGAGGAGTTCTGCCCGCAGTGCGGCATCACCGGCGACATCACGAGCGGTTCGGTGTTCAAGGAGAGCATCTTCAAGGCCGAGCTCCTCAAGGCTGCGCTCGAGCAGGGCGACGGCCACCTGCAGCTCACCGGCCTCGTCGGCCTGCAGCTCAAGGCGCTCATGTCGAACTGGCTCGGCAAGTCCGAGACGGTGAGCGGCATGGACACCGTGCTCAGGCGGAACGAGACCAAGGGCCGCAAGATCGAGCTCATCTGCGACGAGTTCTCGTACGACTCCGTCAGCGTCCGCACGATCGTGTGCAACCACCTCGGCTGCACGATCGGCAACTCTGGCACGGCAGTCACGATGGGCACTGCGCAGCAGTACAACGGCGCGTTCATCCGCCCGGAGTTCTGGTCGATCGACACGCTGTTGCCGATGCGCATCCGCAAGCTCGAGAACCGTGGCGGCGGCGAGCGCGGCTATCACGAGGCAATCCTCCGTCTCGCGTGCCGCAACCCGCTCAGCCAGTTCGCCGTCACCTACTCGGCGTAAGCGATGGCGAAATCGCCGCGCCGCCGGGTTGTTGTTTGACGGCGGCGCGGCTCTTATTCACCAGGCAACGTTCCCAAGAGGGTTTCCGAAAATGAAGAAGATTTGCATTTTGTCAGTCATCGCGGCGTTTGCATGGGCTGCGTTCGCGGAGCTTGCGGCGCCGACGCTGTCGGAGAACCCGTTCGAGCCCGACGCTCCGGCGCGGGCGGTTGCGTTCCAGTGCGTATCGACGAACTTGAGCGGCACTGTCGCTGTGCAGAAGATAACGCCGCTCACGGTGCGGTGGACGGAAGACGTCGTCACGCCAGTGACGAACGTCACGGAAATTGCCACGAACACGACGATCGTCGTCACGAACGACGTTGTGATCGCGTGGCGCACGCGCTACCAGGGCGCGGGCGTCGTGGAGTCGAACGAATACGCGAGGGCGATAAACGCCAAGCCGGACTATCCGCCGTGGCCGGACATTGTGCTTTCGACGAACAAGGTAGCCATGTCGATGGTCACCAACTGGGTGGATCACGTGGTCACAAACGTCGTTCTTACGACAAACGCCGAGCTGCGCGTAGTCAACAGGGCATTTACCAACACTTTGCTGTCCGCGACGCTCTCGGGAGGCTACTTCGCCACCAACGGGCTTGACGCGGCGCTTATGCCTGGCGACATGCTGCGGGCGAGCGGGTCCGCTCTCAAAGGCGGCAGGGCATACGTCATCGTCGAGAGGTAGGCGGCCATGCGGCGGATTGGTACGCAGCTCGAGCTTACCGAAGAGGAGCGCAGCGAACTGCTCAACGCGCTCTCGTACTGGCACGTACAGGTGGCCGACGACCACCTTCTGGAGAACCGCGAGGTATTCTTGCAGGCGTTCGACTGCGTATGGCCAGAACAGAACGCAAAGGGCATCCAACTCGACACGGAGAAGCGCAAGGCGTGGCCGTTCGAGGGCGCGAGCGACCAGCGGATCAGATGGGGCGAGAAGATCTTCCTGGACTACCTGGCGCTCGTCATGATCGCCATCGAGACGTGCGACGTTGAAATCACCTGCGGCGGCGACCCGGCGGGTCTGGAGCGGGCGCGTGCGCTGAAGCTCCTCCTGAAGAGCCTCATGCGTCAGCTCGGCGCGAAGGGCTATGCCGAGGTGCAGGCCGTCGTGAGGTACATGCTCTGCGACTCGCCGGCCGTCGGCGCGCTGGACGTGATGTGGAAGCGCCGCCGCACGATGGGCGTGGTCGAGCTTGACGCCGACGAGCTTGAGGAGCAGTTCGCCGCGTATGCCGCCGCGAACGGCGACGCCGCGACGGACGCGGCGATCCGCTTCCGCCTGGCGATAACGGGCGAGGACGAGGAGGCTCTTGGTGAGGTGCGCGCATGGCTTGTCAGCTCATGCGGAATCGCCGAGGAAGACGTCGACGAGGTCATTGACGCGCTCGGCGAGGACGGCGAGTGCGAGGCGCGGCGGATTGTCGAAGAGAACGAGGGACCCGAGATCAAGGCCCTCAGGTACGGCGACGACTTCTGCATACCGAAGCTGACCGACGACTTCGACTACGCCTCGCCGATGTTCCGGGGCGACTGGCTCACCGAAAGCCAGCTGCGCGAGAAGATCGACGACGACGACTGGGATCCGGACTGGGTGGAGGAGACGCTTGAGCACAAGGGCATAGAGCTTTTCAACGAGGTCGGCACGTCGCCGATCGAGGAAGTCAAGGACCTCGTGAACATCGTCTGGTGCTACACTACCGAGACGAACGACCGCGGCGAGACATCCAGGTACGTGAGCGTCATTAGCCACGCTGATGGCAGCGCGTTCGGGAAGCGCCTCGTCAAGACGCGGCGCGGCAAGTGGAACATCGCTTTCTTCCGCCGCGAGGTCAGGAGCGGAAGCATACTTGACTCGCGCGGGCTCGCCGAGATCTCGGCGGCGCCGCAGGGCGCGGCGAAGCTCGTGCGCGACATGGCGGCGAACAACGCGATCGTCGGCTCGCTTCCGCCTGTCAAGGCGAAGGGCGCAAGGGTGAGGAACGTGCTCATAGAGCCGTTCGCCGTCGTGCCGATGGGCCAGTCCGACGACGTCGGGTTCATGCAGCCGCCGGCGTTCCCGGCAGCCGCCGACAAGCAGGAGGAAAAGATCAAGAAGGATCTCCTCGAATACACGGGCGTGTCGGACGGCGAGTCTGACGTTACGGAGCGCCGCAGGGCGTTCGCGTTCTGGTTCCTGCAGCAGTGGCGCGACTTCCTCGTGCTGCTCCTGGAAGTCGCCCAGGACAACGCAAGCGACGAATTCGTGCTGCGGGCGACGGAAACGTCGGACGTGCGCGGCGTCAAGGCGCAGGGCATAGCGGGCAACTTCCTCATAACGCTCACGCTTGACCCGACGAACCTCGACAATACGAAGCTCATCGAGAAGATGAACGCGACGAGCCAGTTCCTGCAGGCTATGGACCGCAAGGGCGTCGTGGACACGGAGCCGGTCGTGAAGCAGTGCTTCGCTATGCTGTTCCCGGAGCTCGCCGACAAGTCGTTCAAGTCGGCCGACCGGCTCACGCAGGACGACATAGCCGACGAGAAGCGCAATTTCGCGCTCATCAAGGCGGGCGTCATGCCGGAGATGAACACCGACGGCGGCTGGAACTACGAGGCGCGGCTTGGCTTCTGGCAGCAGCTGCAGCAGGAAAACCCCGACGCGATCGCGGAGATGTCGCCGACGAGCCAGGACATGATGAACCGCTGGATCGCGGCGCTCCAGCAGCAGCAGACGCAGTTCGGCGAGAACGCGGAAATCGGCAAGACCGGCGTAGAGGGCGTCGGCGCGCAGTAAGGAGGGCCTATGGACGAGAGAAGGGATCCGGGAGAGTTCTATCCTGGCGGGCGGGTGATCGCGCGCGAGGGCGTCGCGCCCGGGCAGACCATTGTCAACTGGAGCGACATCCAGGGGAAGCCAGACTTCTCCGACGTCGCGGAGCTCGGCGCGGCGGATTCGCCTGGTACGGTCAAGCAGACTGTAAACACGATAATCAACAAGTTTAATAGTCTGTTGATAGGTGCGCTGCTCGCCGCCGGCGCGGCGCTCGCGGACGTGGCGCCGCAGACTGCCGCGCTAGACGACATCCCCGGCAATACGCCCATCATGACGAATACGCAGGAGTACGTCGACGCGAAGGTGGGAGGCAGGCAGGACTTGCTGCCCTACCCCACGAACGCAATACCGTGGGACGCCATTTCCGGGAGCCCGGAGATGCCAATACCTGACTTCACCACCAACAACGCAGAGCTTGTCGAGACAATCAAGGATACGGCCCCGACACCCGGCAACTACGCGGCAGTTTCCAACGCCGCGATGAACGCAGTGCAGCCGTCGTCGATGACAAACTATGCCACGACCGCGGACACGATTTTGACACCAATATACTCCGCTACGCCGACATACAGCAACTGGACGATACTGCGCGACGGCGTCGACGTTACTTCGCAGGTGGCGCAGCCGTCTCCAGGGCCCGTCGACAGCCCCGTCTACGTCTTGTGGAACGTGAGCGAATGCCTTATATCCACCGATTCGCCAGCGGGGGACGGCATAGTGGCCCCGCCGAGCGTCACGACCCTGTCGTGGATCGCCTTCAACATGCACGACCCGTCGTGGGACGGCATGAGCGAACCCCCGCAAGTGCCTTATACCGCCACCCGCACCCGCACGGACATCCTCGGCTACACGCTCGGCGACCAGACCAACAAGGTGCTGTCCTCCACCAACGACCTCGCACGCGCCTCCGTCCTCGCCGACATAGCGGAGACGGCGACAAACGCCCTCGAAACCGCCGGCGCAGCGGCTGCCGCGAGCTCGACCAACTCGGCGAACATTGCGACGCTCAATGCACAGGTTGCGTCGATCGGCGCGCATCTCAATGCCGAGGACGCGCACTTCGTGTCGACCAACTACGACAGTGTTGCGAGACTCCCTGAAGCTTACGTCGAGATAAAGATGCGCGACGAGGCGACCGGCTCGAATACCTGGATCACGATCTGGCAGGAGATGCGCCGCTGGACGGCGTTTGTCGGCAGCGCATTCGACTGGCAGACTTGGAGCGGGTTTCACACTTGGATGACCAACGTGACCCATGAGCTGTCGTTCAAGGCCGACCGCTGCTGGGGCATCTACGACTCCGAGACGGGCGGCTACTCGCCAGAGGGCTACACTCAGATTTCGTCATCGAACATACTCGTCGCGGCGGGCATGGCGTATCAGCGCACGATAACGAGCGACGGCGCGGTGTGGGTTCTGCAGTGCAACCAAGGAGTGGCGCACATAGGCGGCGACACAAACGGGTTCTTCCGCGTCATAGACGGAGAGGGCAACGTGCAGTTCGAGATTATAAAGGGCGACAGGAGAGAGGTAGGATGCAACGCCGACGGCATTACAGTAGGAAGCGGCTCTCCCGCCGTCCTCACAATCCCGTATTCCATAGACGCCGACGAGCACCCGACGCTTCGCATATGCGATGCGCTTGAGACGGCTCTATGGAAGGACGAAACCGACCCAGACTGCCTAGCGAACGTGTCTTGGTCTGGCGTGTCCGGCGCGTATGTCGCGACCGTGCAGCGCAAGACGGCAGGTCACAGTCTCTTTGTGAAGGCTACATACATGGCCGGCGGCGAGACGTACATCCGAAATGTCGCACCCGTCGGCATGGATTCTATAATGCTGAATGGGACGAGGTACTACCTCGGAACGGCAACGATTAGCGGGAACACCGTGCTCACGCTCTCCACCACCGCACCATGAAGTTTACCGCGAATAGAATTGTATTTGCCATTGGCGTCGTATTGGCGACGCTCTACGGTGGCTCGAAGGGTTTCATTTCGTACCCCCGGACCGACCCCGAGGTGTGGTATCTCCAGAACAACGGCTCGTATGTGACTAACGACGCGGTGCACGTCTCCTTCACGCGCAACCTCATCGTCCCGGCGACGGCCATGTTCTACCTTTATGGTCTGGAGATTTCGTATACAAACCAGAGTGACTGGGCAGACCATTCGTTCTGCGCCTATTCAAACCGCTTCGAGTCAATGTCTCCTCCGCTCGATGTCGCCTATCCAAACGCGACCAACTTCAACTGGATCGGTTTTACCGACTGGACGCCGCCACCGACCGTACACACCAACGGCGTCGCATTCGTTGCGTGGCAGATCGGGATTGACAAGCCGACAAACGACATCGCGATGGTCCGTACGGGTGTATATGCAAATGCCCTGCGCCTCGCGCCAAATCCCGCAATCACCAACGGCGTACCGCTGGAAGCTGGCGCCCGCTCAATCATGGAGGTAACCGAATGAAACTCGCACTCGTGTCCCTTGCGTCCCTTCTGTCCCTTTCGTCCCTTTTCGCCGATCAGATCGTCGCAGCGCCCGCCGACACAAACGAAACCGTAGACGTGGACGCCATAATCAGCGAAACCGTCAAGGTCATCCAGGACGAGGGATGGACGGCGACCGACGTTGCCGATGCCATCAGGTCGCTGCGGGGGCTCTACGTGCGTGACAACGCCACGGCTGACGGCCGCCGCCGCTGGCACGGCAGGATCGTGACGACTTCGGTGGACACCAACACGCTCATGCGCACGACCATCCATGAGGACGGCGAAGTGTTCGTGGACGGGCCGACGGTCATCACGCCGGCGCAGCAGGCGCAGAAGCAGCTCGCACAGCTGCCGAAACGCACCATGACGACGAACGGTGTGCCTGCTGCGCTTGCAGCGGCACGGCAGAGGATCGGCGAGCCGGTTTCCAATGTAACCGTCCGCATCGAGGCGGGGAAGTGAGGCGTACGAATGGGCGATGCCGCACGGCGCTCATATTGAGAGGGTAGCTGACGACAAGGAGGATTGACAGATGGACGAGGTGACGATGAAGATGGTCACGGCTCAGCTTAAGAAGGCGAAGACTCCGGAGGCGCTGCACGACGCGATGGTGTCGGCCATGATAGCGATGGTCGACTGCCAGTACAAGACCGGCCTCCGCGTCAAGCGCCAGGGATTGTGGATCACTGGCGTCGGCCTGGTGCTGCTTATCTCACTTCTATGCGGCGACGCCCAGGCGCTCAAGCTCATCTGCTTTTGGAGGGGATGATGGAGTCGCTCAGATACAACAGCGTCGAAATGCCCGTCTATCAGGGCATAATTGGCAGCCGCCACGTGCTCGTCGCCGATTGGCACGTCGACGGCGTTCTTCCGGACGGACGGTGCTTTTACATCACTGTCAAGAAGGGTTTCATATTCGATGGCGCATCAATCCCGCGTGCGCTATGGCGTCTCTGCGGCCATCCGATGGAGGTGCCGCGCGTCGCTGCTGCGCTAGCACATGATTGGATCTACGCCTCGCATGCCGTCGATCGCAAGACCGCCGACGCAATCTACCGCGAGATCTGCCGCAAGCTTCGCATTATCTGGCTGCGCCGCAGCGTCGAATACAGGACCCTGCGCCTCGTCGGTGGCGCGGCATGGTATTCGCACGGCCCGTCCGACGTCACTTTTGCTCGCTCGCACGGTGCGATCGAGATTGAAAACGAAAGGAAAAACAAATGAAGAGGCTCATGATGATTGCGGCGGTCGCCGCACTCACGGCTGCTGCTGTCGCGGCGGTTTACCAGGAGGGCGAAGTCAGGAACATGAAGTTCCCGGACATGAAGATCGTGCTTCGACTGGTTGAGGATGATGGTGAAACGTATTGGCGGATCAATGAGGACGCCCCGATCTTCGCCCTACGCTTTGCGAAGGTCTACGCCTCTCCAGACATGTTCAACAAGGCCGAAGGCAAAGAGCTCGCGAAAGCGGTCGCGGTCGCGATCGCAAACCACATCGGCTCGACCAATTCGGTACGCGTCGTGCATTCCGAAGTGCCGCCGCCTGCTGGCTCAAATATCCTTGAGCGCGTCGAAGCGTGGCTCAAGGGAAAAGATGTGGTTGATGAGATCGTGCCGCTGGAATTGAAATCCGGAAACTAATTAGCAATTTACCCAAGGCGAATGCCGAGGGAGAAAACAAAACGAAAGGAAAGACAAATGAAGAAACCACTGACAATCAAGGAACGCTGCGCCGCCGGAGCTTCGCTGCTCTGGCTCGTCGTTGGCCCGATAGCCGCCGCATTTCTCGTCGCCGGATGCGGAACGCCCGGAAAGGTTCGCGACATTGACTTAAAAGGCATGTACGTGAACGGCTATACGGAAACGCTGGCCATCGGGCAGGGGAAGCTGACCTCTATTCCGGGCGAGCGAGAGGCGATGGCTGCGCATTACGAGGAAGACGTCGCCTGGCTTTCTCCAAACAAGAAGACGCACTCGCTCGACATCTTTCTCGTCGGCGGCAACACCGTCTCAAACGCCTCTGGCATTGTTGAATCCATCTGCAAGGCGTTCGCGGAAGTAGCCCCGACGGTCAGCAGCAACAACACGGCGGCCGCTGCAACACCCACCGCGTTCGACTTGCTAGGCACGGCAAGTAAGTCCAATGCCGACGTGAAGCTGGCAAAGACTGCCGCCGCGCAAGCTGCCGCGACAGCCAAGGCGGCCGCGACGAACGCCGCCGCGCAAGCTGCCGCGACAACCAACGCCGTTTCCGCAGTTGCGGAAGACAAGTAAAGGATAAACGACAATGACACTGAGAGACGCACTTGAGGCAATCGTCAATAGCCCCACGAAGGACGCCATCAAGCGTCCGGCGATGGGCGGATATTTCGTCCGCAGCGCGATAAGCACTACGGAGGGCAGCGAGGGCGACTTCACGCTCACGCTGAAGAACCGCGCAGGCACGACATACGCCTACGAATACGACGCCAGCACGAAGACGTGGACCGCGCCATCGACGAAGCCCGAAATGACGGGCGAGTTCTTCGGCGAGCTGATCGCCGACGACTGGGTGACCGGCACGTCGGCCGACTTCGAGACGGCCCGCAATCCTGGACTGGACGACCTCTGGTAAGGCGGTGCACGATGAGGACGGCGAAACTTGGCACGATTCTGGATAACGCCGCGCGGCTTGCCGGGCGGCAGGTCGCACTGATGACCATTCCGGACAACTGGCGCGCGCTCGCCGCGCTCGCCGTCAACGACGGAATGCGGCGCATCTCGGCTGAGAAGTTCCCGATGATGCGCCGTGTCGAGTTCCGCCGCTACAGGCCGACTTGGGTTTCGAACATCGGCTGGACCGTCGGTCAGGAATGCTGGTACGACGGCGAGTACTGGCGGCTTGAAACCGACACGCCGACTGGTTCGCCTCGTGTGGACAGCAAATGGCGTCTGCTTCGCATGTCGGAGGTTGCGGCTTTCATCGAGTGGGAGCAACCGTGGGAGCCCATAGCAATTGACCGTGGCTCGGTGGATTTCACGCGCTTCGCCTATACCGCAGACCCGCGCCAGAATCCGCTTGCCGCGCCCCTCAAGGCGACCGGCATGAGCGACCTCGGCGTGCTGATCGAGGCACCTGCGCCAAAGGGCGTGTACATCATGTTTGCGCCGCGCTTCCCGAACGTCAGCTACATGCAGTGGAGCAGCGCCGCCGACTACGCTGCCGGCGACATCGTATACCTTGACGCCACGAAGGACTGCTACCAGGCGCTCGCGGCTGTCGAGCACGGCGGCTCGTCGCCTTCGGCCGATGCGGAGAACTGGCAGCCGCTGCGCGTTCCGGACGTATTCGAGGGCTACCTTACGCGACTCGCCGCAGCCGACATGCTGACCGAGGACCAGGGCAAGCACCAGACGCGCGCCGCGGCAGACCGCGAGTTCGAGGAGCTGTGCGAGCGCTACCACGAGGGGAACGGCGAAGGCCGCGTCCGGACTGGCAGCTTCATCAGGAGATAGAAGGGCTTTTGAAATGACCGCAGACGAGCAGAGGATCGCGAGTGAGATCGTAAGCCAGTGGTTCTGGCAGCCGGCGGAAGGGCACAACTACCACTACCGCGGCGCATTGCGCACGCTCGTGAGGTTCTTCGAGTCCGCTCCTATGGAGCCGGACGTGATGCGCCTCGTGATCGAGTACCTGCGCGACGAGGAAATAGAAGGCGGCATCTCGCTCTTGAACAAGTTCGTCGACCTCGGCGCAGGCTGGAAGGCTATGGACGCCTGGTACCGTACCGACGAGACGGAGAAGTGGAACGGAACCGACTCGCGCAAGGTGCGTGTCTACCAGGTGCTCGTGCAGCGGCCGGACTCCGGCGACGCCGTCGCGGGTCCGATCCAGACTGAGAACGGCTGCCAGTACACGGTCACCCACGAATTCCACTGGAATGTCGAATCGCTGCCGACGCCCCCGGCGTCGTCTAGCGGGGTGAACTACACGCTTGAAGGCGTCGTGCGCGACCAGGAGACGGGACTTTACAGCTGCGTCGTCGTAAGGCGCGAGCGCGTCCAGCAGGATGTCGAGTCGTACACGACCGCCAAGACTATCTTTCAGGATACCAAGGAGGAACAGCACCTTGGCGTCAAGCAGGGCCAGAGCGCCGGCAAGTCCGCAAGCGTCAGCAGCGGGACGGTCGTCGAGCGCAGCGTCACGAAGAACCCCGATTGCACCATTGATGTTCGCAACGTCACCAAAACGGACAAAGCGGTGTCGAATGCTGTCGTCACAAAGAACGAGACCCTTTTTGAGACGACCACGACGGCTGAGCACCGCAACCAGTCCGGCGCGGCAAAGATGACGCTCAACCCGGGCGAAAGCGCCCGCGACGAGAAAACTCCGTCGAACCTCCACAACCAGACCGTCACAACGGTCGTGGAGAAGCCCGTCAGCGATGCCGTCGTCGAGTTCGCCCGCACTCTCCATGGAACGCAGAAGAGCGTAACGCACCGCAACCAGCCGCAGCCCGTCTCGCAATACGGGATGAAGATCGGCGAGCGGCGGTCGACGCGCAAGACCGAAGGCGGCAAGAATGACAACACGATAGTCACGCAAGTCGTCGAGCCCGCTGGGAACGTGGCCAGAAGCGAACGCAAAACGGTGTTCGAGAATTCGGCGAGCGTCCGCGAGAACGTCGCGGCGGACGGAGAGCTGCCTGAGCGCGAGGCGGACGAGGCGGGGAACGGCGCCACGCACAGTGTCGACGTGCAGCTGAACGACGACGGAACGGCCGACATTGTCACGAACGACACAACGGAAAAGCCCGTCAGCGATGCCGTCGTCGAAATCCGCAAGACGGCGCGATCCACCGTGCGCACCGTCACGCACCGCAATCAGCCGGCACCGCAGGATGGCGACGGCATGGCCGTCGGCGAGACCCGCACCAGCCGGAAGACCGACGGCGGGCTGCACGACAACACCACGAGCGTCGAGCAGGAGGACTACAAAGGCAACCTGGACGTTTCCACGAGCGAAGATTCCGCGACAAGGACGGTCTCGGTGACGAAGGGCGCACAGGAAGAGCCAGACGCGACCCCGGAACCTCCGGAGAAGAACCGCGTCGTTCGCAAGAGCGGACGCTACAACGAACATGGCAAATGGGAACTGACGACCGAAACGACCATTCACAAACCGCAGAAGGGCAGAAGCGTAACGGATTCCGGCGGCGTCTCCGTGACGGTTGTCGAGACGACTACAAACACGGATGCGGAGATTGGCGTTGCGAGTGCCCCAAATGTCGTGCAATCCGTGAACAGCCAGCCGAACGACCACGACTCGTTTACCGTTACGCGCAGCAGAACAAGCTACAGGGAGAAGAGCAGTGTCTCCATCGTTGAAACGGAGACAGAGATTGCCGTCACGACGAAGACGATCAACTCGCCAACGGGCAGAGATTCGATAAGGAACGGCAGACTAACCATTGAGCCGAACGACCACGGTTCGTTCACCATTGCCAAGACGGAGATCACCCCTAAAACGCTTGACACCGGCTGGATAACCTGGGATGCCAAGGAATACACTGAGAATAAGGTAAAATACTACAATTGCGGGCTCCGGATATTCAAGAATTTCAAGAATCCGCCAATTCCGGCAGGCTATGCCAGGTTCGATTTGCAGATGACGATCAACGAGTACGGGCTTTTCGACGGGTGCATGTCCTACAAAAACCTCTTTCACTGGGAGGCAAGAGAGATACATTAAGACATGGCTGACGAGAAAGACAGGAAAAAGCGCAAGCCCACTGCGGCCGAACAAGCATGGCAGAAGCGCCGCGCCGAGTCGACGGCTGCGTACAACCAGCGTAAGGCCGAGCGCGAGGAACGCCGCGCTGCGAATACGGACGACCCTGAACGCGCTGCCGCTGCGCGCCGCGCTGCCGAGATGTACCGTGCGCGGATCCCCGTGCCGGACAATGGCGCCGCCGCTCCGGCTGCGGGCGGGAAACCAGGCGGAGGCAATGGCGTTCCGGCTGCGGGCGGGAAACCAGGCGGAGGCAATGGCGTTCCGGCTGCAGGCGGAGTGCTTGCCGACAACGTTGCGCTTCAGGCCCTTACGGCTGAAGTCGCGAATCTCCGCAACGAACTATATCGAATGCATGGTGAGCTTGCCACGCTCAAGCAACGCCAGACATACACGATAAAATTCGGCGAAGACGAAGGTGAAGGGGGCGGGAAGGATTACGTCGCTGGCGACGACACGAACATCGTATTCACGCCCGACGGGGATAGTATCAAGGTGGACGTATACTACTTGTAGGAGGGTAGCATGATAACCGATCCATCTGAATACTTGTTTGTCACTGGGGACTTGAACGACATCCGTATCGACGGCGAAATCATGCCGCTCAGGACGGGCAACACGGGGAAAGTCGACAAGAATGGTGTCCCCATCTCGCGCAGGAACATCATGCGTGGCGAGGACATCTGTTTCTTGAAGGAGGCGATAGAGGAGCGGCGTAGGGCGATTGCCAGGGACGATGACAGTCCCACGTTCTCCAAAAAGATTTCGTCGTCGCAGATTGAGGAGGTAGACGCAAAGCTGCGCGATGCCATTACCGGTTCCGGTCCTTATCGCTGGGATTGGGAGTGGCTGGATGCAATGCCATCCACCAGCATTGATGCCATTACCGAAACAAACCCGTCTAGCGACGGATTTTCTTACACGCCCGCTTATAACGTTGTCAGCATGTGGAAGGATTTCGGCGTGAATCGCCTGTCCGAGCCCGAACCGCTGGATCTTAGCGATGGAATGCTAAAGGTTTCCGATATTAGTTCCCTATTCTCCTGCGTTGGACAGATGAAGTATTATACTCCGACAAAGGTGCCGTTCTACTTGCCTCTGAATAAGACGCATTCGCTTGTCAATTTAGGCAGTGGCGGCGAGCCTATTCGTGTTGGTTATCAGGAATACAAGACCGCCAGCGACGTTAGTGCATACGCCAAAAACATGCTAGAAGGTGCAGATGGCACGAACACTGAGGTTTTTGGTCGCAGGTGTGACTGTGGATGGATGAGTAATGGAACTCACCCTTGGGCGGGATGGGAAAGCATTGTGTCATCTGTCTCATCGTATAATTTGGAGTCGGCATTTTCTTCCATCGATCTCAACATCGTAAGAAATGCAATAAGCACGTATGCGAAAAGTTGTAGGCTGTTTGGGATTTTCGATGTGTTCCTTTCTGGAAGAGGCGTCACAAGCCGCCATTATTACAGGTTGAAATATCTCAATGACGGCTTTTCAATAAACTCGTCTCGAGTGGTGTCAATAGTTCAAGATATAAAAAGCGAGTTGAATATGCCGAGCCCCGGCGAGAACATCATGTACACTGCAAATATAAACCTCAATCTCTATCCTGTTTATGAGTTACGTGACCGGACGCGCTGGGACGTGTAGTTGGTTTCATAAAGCGCAACCACGATGGCTTCAATTCCAGTGGAGCCCGGTTGGCAGTCCGTTAGCTTTACGTTCGCCGCATCCTTCGAGCATTTAAAATGTACGGTGACTACTGCGGCATCTCCACATGGTTGCGGCACTACGTCGGGGGATGGTACATACAACATGTACAGCACTTGCACGGTCATAGCGACGCCGGCCCAGGGGTGCAGGTTCTTGAGATGGACGACATACAACGGCACCACCGTGTCCCGGCAACCGCAGTATTCGTTTCGCCTAGAGAGCGACGCTTATCTGGTCGCGCATTTCTACAGGTGGACGAACCTCATCCTCCGCTCCGCATCGAACGGCCGAATACTACGCGGCGCTAGTGGCACGATTCTGCATGACGCCTGAAACTCTACAGGCAACGGCATCAAGTTGACGCAACACGCAATTGTATGGTATAATTCCAACGTCTTATGGGGTTGGTGAAAGTTGTGGATTACACAAGAAATTACACAACGAACACCGAAAACAAAAGGAAAAATGCGCGACTGTAGCTCAATTGGATAGAACTTAGGCGTTATATTCATAGAGCAACAAAAAATCAATTTGCCCTTGATTTTGCGAAGCGAGATATGATATAATTTGTGTAATCAATTGCACAAATAGCCGTCAAGTGCCGTGGATTTTGGGTTGTGTACACAAAATTTACACAAAATTCACGGCAGTTGGCGGCAGAAAAGAAGGAGGATTGGAATATGAAATCGCTGCTGAAGTCGGTTATGCCAGGCGTTACCGTCCGGGCGGGCAAGCGTGGCAGGAGCGTCAGATTCCATTGCATGGTCAATGGCGTCCGCTACACCAAGACCTGCGAGATGTCGGCTGATATTCTGCTGAACGAGAACGGTACGCCTACGCGAGAGCTGCATAGCGAGTACGGCAGATGGGTTTCAGAATGTTCCGCGAAAAGCGGCGGCAAGGGGCACTCGGGATTGCGCGTGCCGACGTGCCGCGAACTAATCGAGATTTATTCCGACATCGCATGGAAGCGGCAGGGAGATCCTCGCTTCAAGAAGTCGGAACGCACAATCGAAACGGCAATAAGGAACTTCGGCTACTGCCTTGAGGCGAGCGGGCTACGCGACAGCCGTCCGTACACCGACCTCATAAACTACGACACGGTGCGGCGGCTTGCAGACTATTTCGTGCGTGATCGCGCGAAGGGCGGCGCCGGCCTTGCGAGCGTTTCGGCGTGGAGCTACATTTCTAGCCTGCAGTCGGTCACGGCGAAGTGGACGATTGTTGAATACCGCGACAGGGGTTTCCGCGTCGAGTCGCAGACGCTGCCGAAACAGTCGCTGTTCGGAATATCGGCAAACCCGAAGCAGTACGAGGAACTGCCGCGCGAGACGGTCGACAAGATATGGGACTGGTATCTGACGATTCAAGAGCACGAGAACACGAGCTATGCAGTGTACGCGGCATGCATGCTTGAACTTGCGATGAGGCCGAAGGATATCGGCTTGCTGACCGCAGAGAACTTTCCGCTTGCACCGAACGGACACCACCGACTTGTGTACCGTCCGACGAAGACGAGGGAGTCGTCTAACCGGCGCGTAGACATCGAGATCCCCGACGCGCTGTACGAGCGACTGACGGCTCTGAAGCCGGATGAGTTCGAGAACGGCGAACGGCTTGTGCCACATCTGCGCGGAGCAGAGAACGCGATAAACGACTCGCTGCGCAAGACGATACCTGGGCTTGCCGACAAGCAGAAGGCGAGCTACGAGCTGCGCAAGCTCGCGATTCACACGATTCTCGTCACGCCTGTCGAGCAAGGGGGCGGCGTCGACCAGGCCGTAAGGCTTTCGGGCGATCGGAGAGACACGATCGAGAAGTACTACTGCGATCCCTACAAGTCGCACACCGCGCTGCCAAACGCCCCGCTGAAGGCGTTTCTTGGGAGATAGTCGCGGGGCTGGAGGCTGGCGCGGAGGGCGTCAAATCCAAATATACGGGTAACGTTACCCACAAAATGAGGCGAGAAGGGCGTATTTAAGGCTTTTCTCGCCTCGTTCATAGTATAATTCGGTCGCAAACACCCGACGTTGGCACGTCGGCGCACAAGAAAAGGAGTTGGATATGCTGACCGAAGAAGAGCTGAAGAAGCTTAGAGAGCAGACCGCGAATCTTGAAGAGCAGGTTGGGCTGGAGCGCCGGTTCGACGATGCGAACAATCAGCGCATTGTAAACGAGCAGATGCGGAGCGTCAATCGCGAACAGGCAAGGAACGACGCCTGGCACGAAGCGAACATGCGGGCAAGGAGGAGAAGGTTGGAATCGCGCGCAGAAATTGCAATGGCAGATCCCGGGCGGTTCTCGCCGTTTGAGCGCAATGCGCTGATTGAATGGCGCAAACGCAACGAGCCAGACGCATTGCGGCAGCATGAATTGGAGATGCTGCAACAGCAGGGGAAGAACGAACTTGCGGTCGCCGAGCAGAAGCGATTTGGGATGGCGGAGCAAGGTCGCGACGCGGCGAGAATTGCAGCAGAAGCAAAGTTGGACGAAAACAAGCGGCGGTTTGGACAGTTCAACGATGATGGTACGTATGTTCCCGGCTCTGACGTTCACGCTGCGCAGGCAAGTGGACTTTCCAAGACGGAAGTGGAGATGTTGAGAGGTCAGAACAGGCTTGCAGTAGCGGAAGCGAACAACGACGCCAAAAGGGATATCGCCGCCGGAAACAATGAGGCACGAAGGGATATCGCCGACAGGAAACTCGACACGGAGGAACGTATCGCGAACAATAAAAACGAGACGTGGAAAGAGACGACGCAGATGAAAACCGAAGCTGCGGCGGGAAGAAGCGCACAGCGTAATGCGGCTAGCGAGCAGCATGATTTCGATTCCTGGCAGGCGAGGGCTTATCGTCCCGACAGCCAGATTCTTACGCCTGAAGAACTGAAACAATTCAAGTTGATGTCCCCCGAAGAGCAGAAGTCGTTCTGGCGCAAGAAGACTGGACGCGAAAAGGCGACTGGCGGCAGCGGCAGCGGATCGAGCTGGAGAAGCAACCTCAACTGGTGAGGGATTGCGGAGGGCAAAATGACAGACAAGCGTTCAAGGAGTTTCCTTGTCAACGGAACCAAGGTTGATGTTCCGGAAGAGGAGCTTGAGGATTTCCAGAACGAAGCGGTCGCCCACAATGCGACGCCGGACGAGCTGCATTCTTTCCGCGTCACGACTGCAGACGGCAAGGGGCAGGACGTAACCGTTGCGGAGAGCGAGCGCGCCGACTTCGAGAGCGAGGCGGCGCGACGCGGCGCAACGTTCGAGCCACTGCGCACGCTTGTCATGGACGACGGCACGGAACGGACTATGCCCACGAAAGACATTTCCTCGTTCCTGCGCAGCCGCGAATACCGCGAGAGCGAAGACTACAAGAGGCGGAAGGCTGCGGCGGACACTGAGATGGGGTCGCCCGCTTTGGCGGCTCTGACCGGCGCCCTTGGCGGATTCTTCTCTGGGGCATGGGCTGGCGGCAATGCCGTCGCGAACAAGATCGTCAAGGCGCTCCCGGAGCTAGGCATCGAGGTAGAGAACGCGGCGGGTCATGTCGCACGAGCCGCAGGGAAGGGCTTGAAGGCGCTTGGCGCGAATGACTTAGGAGAATCGGTAGAGTCGACGGGAGAAGGAATCGTAAACAGCGCGGCGGAGGCGAAGGCGTGGCTAGACGCTAAGCTGCCAAGCGAGACGAAAGACTGGCAAGGATACGAGGATTGGTCGGCGAAACTGTCGGACTGGATCGGGAATGCCTCTGCGATGGCGGTCAAGTTTGCGCCAGGAATGGCAAAGGAAGGCGTAACCGCGTTCATGAACACTGTATTCGCTACCGACGGAGCGAACGCAGCCGCGAACGCCTACGACGAGGCGAAGAAAAACGGGCTCAGCACGGAGGAAGCGGCCGCAGTTGGATCTACCGCGTTTCTCGTAAACTACTTCGGCGGGAAGCTTGTCACCAAGGCGGGAGGTATTGCGGAAGGCGTTGAGAACCCGATCCTGAAGTTTCTGTCCGGCGGCGCGGCGAGCGGCCATGCGATGGGTCTGCAGAACGTCGGGAACACGGGCGTGGAGAACGTGACGAAAGGACGGCCAATTACAGAGGGCATGGGCGAGGCGTATGTCGAAGGCCAGGTGGAGGGCATGGCATTTCACGCCTACAACGCATTGCCTGGATTTATCGGCCAGATGCGGGCAGGCGCGGAAGCGCGTCATGCCAGCGAAGAAACGGCTAGGCGCGAGATCCTCGAGATGATCAAGAGCGACGACGGCAGGGCGACGCTTGCGATGCTTGCCGGGAGCGAAGAGCTGGACGCGGCGATACGCGCCCGGAAGTCTGGCGAGAGGGTGACGCGGGAGATGGCGATCGCCGCAAGACTTCCCGAGACAATGACGCCTACGGAGGTGAACCAGGTGCTTGACGCGGTAGCGAACCAGCGCACGGCGCAGGCGGAGCGTGTCAGGACGGGAATGGACGACGTTCAGGCAGCGGCGCTTGCAGAGACGGTGAAATCCCTTGCCGGCGAAGGCGAGATCATGGAGCGTACATGGCTCAAGGCCGTGGAAAAGATCACGGATGCGCGAGATCTTGACGATCCCGACATAAGGGAGAAGCTTGTCGCAAAGGCTGCAAAGGAAGCCGCAGCGGAGATCGAGGGCGAACGCAGGGCGGTGCTTGACGAGCAGAGCCGCATACGCGGGCTTGACGTTCGCGGACAGCTCGACGAAATGGACAAGCGCGGCGTGATGACGTGGGAAGACGCCGAGTCTGACGGGCTCGTTAGGAAGGACGAGCAGGGCAGATGGACGGGAGGAGCGCGGCAGGCGGTCAACATCGCGGTGAACGGCACCGAGACGCTGAAGACTGCGGTAAAGGACGGAGCGATCAGCGGCGACCTGGCGGAAGAGATGATAACGCTTTCGCACTGCGAGCTTGGATGGATGCCGAAGGAGGCAAGGGACGCCATCATCGACAAGGTGCTTGATGCTGCAGGTGGCAATGCGGAGATGGCGCAGTGGATGATGGAGATCGTCGGACGGTGCGATCGCGCGGAACTTGCCGACGTCGACGCGCGGGTGAGGAGGGTCGCCGACCAGGTCGCAGAGGGATTGGCCGAGACAGCGCGCGCAAAGGCTGGCAACCCCGAGGGAAGAGAGCCGCAGACTGCATACGAGGGCGCGGTCAACGCAGAGCGCATGAAGGGTACGGAACTTCGCAGCGTAGACGGCGGAGTGATGGCATGCGAGAGGTTCCCGGAAGTCACCGTCGAGATCGACCAGGACGGCATACACGTCAGGGGCATGACGGACGCACTGATGTCGAAGCCTGAGAACGCTGCGGATGCAGCGGCGCTTCTCTCGCGGCTTGAGGGGATTGCGAAGCAGAACGGCCAGATGGTCGACTTCGGCGGCGACATGAACGCCGAGACGGTTGCGCGTGGCATCATAGACGAGGTGAATCGCGGAGGGCTGGAGAGGACGCAGCGCAAGCTGGAAACGCGCTCCAGGCTGTTCGAGGTGCTGATGGAGTCGCAGCTTGGCAACGGCGTCTCATACGACGAGGCGAGCTTTGCAGCCGCACTGGGAAAGCTAGAGAACGGCAGGAAGTTCCGCGACAACCACGGCAACATCTACGGATTCAAGGATGCGGACGGCGTTCTGCACTTCAACCCGACGGCGCTTAACCTCAATACGCCGATTCACGAATACGGTCATCTTGCTCTGGAGGCGCTGCGGAAGGTCAACCCGACGCTGTTGAAGCGGGGCATGGATCTGATCGCCGGAAGCGACTACTATGGTGAGATACGCCGCAACTCAGAGACGGAGGGACACGAATACTCCTATCTGAAAGGCAAAGAAGAGTGGCTGCGCGACGAGGCGCTGGCTACGATGATTGGCGACAGGGGCCAGAGGCTTGTCGAGCAGAAGGGGCTTGGCGCGGAGCTGAAGGCGTGGATGAAGGAGTTCTGGAAGGCGCTCAAGGGCGCATTCGGCGTCGCCGACCTGACTGACGAGCAGATAGAGAAGATGAGCCTTGGCGAGTTCGTAGACGCGGTGAACGCGGAGCTGCTGAGGGGCAAGGAGTTTGGAACGCGAAAGCAGCGTCCGCTAGAGAAGCGCAGCATAACGCGCTACGACGAAGACCAGGGGAGCGGGGCAAACGGAATGCTGCGGTGGAGGAACGACCGTGGCTACCTGTTTGCGCTGCCGGTGGACATGGAGAGGACGCGGCCGGGCGGGAAGGTCGTTCTTGCGAGAGACGACGCGAACATAACCGACTGGATCCAGAGCCGGCTGAATGGCGTTGAGCTCAGGATGTCGAAGAACGGCAAGATCTACGTCAAGGGCGCAAACGGTCTGGAAGGCGAGCTTGCGGAGATATTCGGGCGATATCCGACGATCGGAAAGAACGACGGGATCTTCGACGCGATCGCAGCAGAGCTGCCCGCTGTTGGCGCGTCGGGCGCGACACCCGAGGCACTTGTCGAGGCGCTGCGGAAGGATCGGGCGAACTACGACGCATGGACGGCAGCGACGCACGACGGCAAGACGCTGGAGGCGCTTCGCGAGGAGCGGCGCGCGGCAGACGAGGCGGAGCGCGAGGAGTTCGAGGCGAGAGAACGGTACGAGCGCAGCGGCATGGAAGCCCTTGACTACGTTCGCAGCCGCATAGACGAAGGCGAGCCCGGATTCGACATCGACTGGGAGACGATGCGGGAGATCGCGCGAGAAGCAGAGCAAGGGAAGTTCGCGATTGGCGGGATCTTCACCGGCAGTACGGCGGACTATGCCAACCGCTCGCGGCAGGGCGGCGTTGATGACGGGCCAAGCCTGGTTTATGTCGGCAAGGGGGAGGGTACGCAAGTATATGGGTACGGACTCTATGGAAGCACTTTGAAAAACGACGCGGAGTATTATGCAGCGAAAGCACAGGCGAATTATGTGCCGGGACGCGGCGATGGCAGACAGATAATCTACGAACAGACGTTCTTCACCAACAGGCCAAAGGGCGACGAATCGCATCTGCTTTCCTGGTACGAGCCGGTGTCAAAGGAAAATCGGAAGCGAGTGGACGACGCGCTGATGTCGGTCAGCGGAAACCCGATGGACTGGACTGGCGTGGAGACCGGACAGGATTTGTATCGGAAACTGGCCAATTTCGCCTCACCTCGGGAAGCGTCTGAATTCCTTGCGCACTATGCGGACATTGACGGCGTCAAGTATCCGGCGGAAGACCATCACGGGAGGGCGATAGGTAACGCGAAAGGCTGGAACTACGTTTCGTTCCGCGACGACAACATCCGCGTCGACCACAAGTGGACCGACGGCGTTGCGAAGTTCGCCGTGGGGAAGGCGCCAAACGGCAAACCGTCAAATCTTGACGAACGGCAGCAGGCGGAGGTAAGGACGCCGGAGTTCAAGCGATTCTTCGGAAATTGGGAAAACGCGGCGAAAGGCGCAGCAATCAAGAGCCAGAAGCCGGTTGTTGTCACGGCAAGGCCGAAGGGCGTGTCGGTGCGGGATGCATATTCGCAACTTGCCGACGGAGAGAATGTATACGACAGGCGCAAGGTCAGGTTCGTCATGTCCACGCTTGGCAAGATACTTCGCCACAAGGGATATCCAGCCGAGCGCATCGTCCACCAGCTGAAGGACATCTACGACAACGCCGTTCCGATCGGATTCCAGGAAGAGCAGGCGCGCGAAGGTCACAAGAAGCATCCAAACTTCGTCGGATATCACAACTACGTGGGAAAGATTGCCGACGGCGGTAGGGAATACTATGTTCGCATCACGGTGCAGGAAGAGCGTACGCGCAGCAAGACGTACAATCCGAACGCTGTACATTCGACGTTCGTCAGCGACGTGGAACTGTACAAAGAAAGCGACCTGCTTGCTTTGAACACCGCGAACAGCGCGGGCAAGGTTGGAGCGGTCGCTAATGACCGGGGCGCTTTGTCGCGATCCACTACATCGGTGGGCGAGAGGGAGCGTGGCCCAATCACGGACAAGATTTTAGCAAATTTTCTTGCAGAAGGCAAGGGGGCGTCGAAAATCGTCGACGAGAACGGCGAACCGATGGTGGTGTATCGCGGTGCAGAATTCGATCCGCTTGCACAGGAAACCGGCAAAGGCGTAATCAAGCCGGAGGCGTACTTCACGGCCAGTCCAGAATACGCAAGGCGCTATGCCGGCTCGGAAGGAAAGGTTCGCGCCTACTACCTGAATATAAGAAAGCCATTCGACATTCGGAATCCTGAATGTCTGAAAGACTTTGAGAAGATATATCCAGGTCAGAAGCTGTCGCGTGGCAAATCCGGTGCGCTCGACTGGGCTGAAGCGTCCACGATAGACGGTGAGTTCCTCGAAGAGAACTTCCCCGGGAAGTACGACGGCATCATCTTCGACGAGGCAAGCGACTGGGCGCCGGAAGGGAATCTTCCGGAGTGGCGCGGCCTGAGCTACGTGCCGCTGCATGGCGGCCAGCAGGTGAAGTCGGCGACGGACAATGCCGGAACGTTCGATCCTGGCAATCCGGACGTGCGGTTTATGGTCGGGAGCGGACGGAAGCTTGATTCGTCGGTGTTCATTGCGGGGCGGGCGCGAGTGGCAGACGACGCGGGAGTCGGCGAGCAGACACCTGGAGCGCTTGCGGCGAGCCGCGAGCTTGCCACGCAGGGCGCGACGCCGATCTCGCTCATGGGGCAATTCAGGAAGATGTCTCTTCCGATGAGCGAGATCGAGCATCTGCGGAGGCTTGCCACCGGCGACAGGCTGCCGGTGCATGTCGCAAGGCGCATGCCGGGCGGACGCGCCGCTGCGCACACGAGGGCAGGGCAGCTGTTTATCGCGGCGGACGTGTTCGGCACGGTCGACAAGACCGACATGGAGCACGAGAAGGCGTTTTTGAGGCAGCACGGGTTCTTCATGAACGAAGACGCGAACTGGTGCTCGAACCAGACTGGCGCGGCGATTCGCGCCGAGCAGAGGCGCAGCGAGGAGCAGTTGGCGACTCGCCTGCTGCACCTGGGAAGCCGCCGAGTCAGAGGCGTGGAGCCGGGTGGACAGGAGGCGGGACGGCGCGTTCTGGCCGACGAGGTGGCGAAGATCGTGATGGATCTTCCGCAGCAGCTTGGCGGAACGCTCGGAAGGGTGCAGACAATCGGCAAGGGCGTGAGAGACGACATCCGCAGGCGGCTTAACGGCAGCAACGACCAGGCCAAGCGCGAGGCGGGCGACTTTCTGGACTGGGCGTATGGCTCGGGGATCGTAGATCCTGCGACGGGCAACACCGTCGCCAGGGCGGATGCAATGGCGCTTGACGAGCTGACAAGTTCGATGTTTGGCGCTTGGCTTGTCATGCCGCATGAGGTGGAGATGCGCGCTCCGAACTGGGATGCGGCGTTCGTGTCGGCTATTGCCGGCGACCAGAGGCTTGCTACCGCATGGCGCGAGCTTTCGGTACGTGCATTCACGGAGCGTTCACACAGCCACGTCGAGGCGAAGATACGCCAGCAGCTTGAACGCGGTACGCAGGCGGCGCTGATGAAGTTGCAGCAGGAGGCCGACAGCCCGATAAGCGCGGGATCGCGCATGGCCGACCTGAAGGAAACGATGCTTGTCGGGTTCCACGACAAGTTCGCGCCGGTCTATGTGCGCGTTGACGAGAAGCTGAAGGACTTCATAAAGGCGAAGAAGGCTGCGATCCGGACTGCGACGAGCGCACTCGATCGCCAGATGCTTCGCGCCGAGATCGACAGGTTCGGCGGACAGATGGCAGCGAAGCTGCACAAGCTGGAACTAAGCCGCACCGCGTCGGAGCGCGGCGCATGGAACGAGGGGCGCAGGTACTGGCTCGAGATGGCACGGCTTGAGAACGACGCGACGCGTTGGGGGCTCACGGAGGAGGACAAGAGCCTATACCTGGAGCTGAAGCGCGTCGTCGAGACGCAGGGACGCGCGGCAAGCTTCATGCAGGACGCGCGGCAGGCGCAAATGTCGCTTGACGACATGAAACGGCGGCTAGGCGCGGCGGGCTTTGCGAGGCTCGAGGACTACACGCGGCGTTTCCATGCCATCATCGAGCGCGAGATCTACGACGACGCCAGGCTGGAACGTGCGCTCGGCAAGGGGCTCGTAGACTACTTCAGGTCGCAGAGCGACTACGTGACGACGAAGCGCACGTGGTCCAAGGACGAGCTGGACGCGATCGAGACGGCGCGCGCAGATGCGCGGGCGGCTGGAGTCGCGGGCGGAGATGACGTAGTCAGCGGAATGTACAGGTACGCCGGAGCGCGAGGCGCTGGCGACGTTGTCGGGCTGAGCGCGTCGGAATGGACTGCGGCGCTCAAGGGATCGGCAGCGGCCAGGCAGGAATCGCGCAGCGCGACATGGGCGAAGCAGTCGGGATTGATGCAGTTTGCCAGGCGCAACCAGATGGTGCTAGACCTGCGCGACGTGCTGCTGTCGGCTGGCGTCGAGGGCGTTAGGGAGCTTTCGGCAACGGAGGGCGGAAGCTTCCCGAAGGGCAATCGGTACGGCCACATCGCGTTCATGGAGAACGGGCAGAAGAAGATGCTTGTCGTGCCGACGCAGATGGCGGAGGCGTTCAAGGCTGATCCGGACGTGGCGAGATGGATCACATGGTTGAATGGGTGTGTGCGCAAGTCGTTCATCGACTATAACGTGGCGTACTGGGGCCAGAATGTAAAGCGCAACCAGGATTCGATAGAGAAGAACATGCCGGGCACGAGGGAGACGTATCTAAAGACATTTCTTAGAGCGTTTGTTCCAGGCGCGTCGCCGATAATGGACCTCACGCTGCAGGCGCTCGTGAGACGGGCGCCGAAGACGGCGGTACTGTTCAACGACCACACGGTGTTTGCGCACATTCCGAAGGCGGAGAGGTACGCGAGGATTCTCGAGGACCTGAGTGGCTGGCAGAAGGAACTGTGGGCGGCGGAGGATGCGCACGACGCAGCGAAGGTTACGCGGATGTACGACGACTACGCCGGAGTGATGGAGATGCTGAAGGGCAACTTCCTCACGCCGACGTCGGCGGCCTACGCCGGCGGCGACAAGACGCACGGCTTTGCCTTCGACGCGATGAACCGCAAGGGGATGAAGACGCTTGCGCAGATCGAAGAGGAATCGCAAGGCGACAAGAAGTGGTCGAAGTTCGTAAGAAAGGTGAACGTCTTCCGCATGAACGCGGCGCAGCAGGAACACGAGGAGATTCTTGCAAAGACGATTGCGTATCTGCACGATCGGGCGCACTACTCGATGGAGCGCAGCGTTGCCGAGTCTGGGCTGATGGTGAAGAAGAACGTCTCGATTGCCGAGGGCGAGCGGAAGGGACGGCTGGCAAGGCCGATTCAGCAGGCGATGGCGCAGTTCTTCAACATGATTGAGAAGGGCGCCACGCGGCATTGGCGGAATGTAAAGGAGCGTCCGGGCGAGATGCTGGCCAAGGACGGTAAGGTATGGATAGGCCGGGCGATGGGGATGATGCTCGCGAACGGAGCGGCGAGGGCGTGGATGCTGGCGGACTCCGACGGCGACGAGGAGAAGGCGCGGCAGAAATACGGCCTCGTCTACGACTACGCGGCGGCGTACCACACGGCGTGGAAGAACTGCTCAAACTACGTGAAGGAGACGTACAACTTCACGCCGCTCTGGAACAGCAAGGACGGCATGACAAGCGTCGTGCTTGGCGGCGCGCTGACGGACGAAGACAAGCTGATCGTGCCGACGGCGGACTTTGTGGCGAACATGGCGGCGCACAAGATGGGTGTCGCGCCGAAGCCGGAGATAGGCAAGACGCTTGCGAACGCGACGTTCAAGGCCGTCACACCGGATCTCGCGATGGCGTCGCCGGTGATGAACATCCTGCGTTCCACGGTCGAGGCGGCACTAATTGACAACCCGACAGACTACTTCAGAGGCGCGCCGATGTACGACCCGTCACTCTGGGAGGTCCGATATGAGAGTTGGGAGATGTTCGGCAAGTTCTCTGCGGCAGTCGGCGCGAAGCTGTGGAGCGACCTCGGCGGAAGGGCGATATGGGCACCTGACGTATACGGCGTGGACAACGGGCGCGGCAATGCGCCGGAGACGGTAGAAGCTGCGCTCAGGAAGATTCCGGTCGCGTCGCCGGCGATCGCGAGGATGGTGAAGATACAGGTCGGGAGTCCGGCGAAGCACGGCGAGGCGATAACGGCGGAGGCGAAGCGTCAGCGGGCGATCATCGACGTATGCGCGAAGGATCTGATGCGGCAGGTGGACTCGAGCGGCGTGGACGTCTGGGAGCGCGATCCGGAGGGATACGAGCGGCAGCTTGCGACGTGGAAGGAGCGGTACGGTCTGAACGACCTGGATGTGATGCGGCTCAGGGTGAAGTACCTGAATGGAACGATCCAGCGGAAGAACCGCATGGGTTACGACCAGCGCGAGTTGGGCAAGCTTCGCAAGAAAGCGCGAGAGCTTGGCATGACCGACGAGGAAATCTGGCTGCAGCTCGGCGACATGTAAGCGCCGCGCTGCGCGGCTGATTTGCTACACAAATTACACAACATTGCATACGCAATGGGTGTGTTTGTTGGAGTTTTGCACAATCTGCGCTCTGTCGTACAGAGCAAGGCTGTCAGGCCGTTTGACAACTCGCGAGGAAAGATGCTATAATTCGCGGCAAACAATGGTAATAGATGAAACAAGCATGTTCAAAACTGCTAGCGAAGTCAAAAGCAAATTTTGGCATCGCAATCGACTTGAAAGACAAAGGAGAGTATAATGCAGCGGCAAACCGCTTCTACTATTCCATCTTTCAGGCCGTAAAGGCGTATGCAGTTGAAAAAGGGAAAATGCGTGTGGGCGAACGTGATCACGTCCACCCTAAGGCTAAGCAAATTGCAAAAGACGAAGATGAAAGATATTTCGATCTAATGGAAGACGCATACGAAATGCGCACAAAGGCAGATTATCTTTCCGAAGATGTTGAACAGAACGAATTGAATATGGACTTTCTGAGCAAGGCGCAGGACATGAGAGATCACTTTGAAAGACTTGCACAGTCTGCATGACGAAAGGAATCAATATGGAATATTTCTCTGAGAATGACGAGGCGAAAGTCAAGGACGCCATGACAGCAGCGTTCCCCGGCTACTATGTTTCGTTCATGGAAGATCCCGACGATTCAAGCGTTGTATTCGTCAGGCTTTATGATGTTGCCGAGAGCGATATTGGAGTTTTCAAACAGAAACTTCGCAAAATTCTGAGAGAGAACGTTTGCATTTCCGATGCCGATCTAATACCTTCTATTGTATCCTCAAAGAACACACAATTGTATTATCCAGAGTATTTGAGGCAGGAAGTTCAGCTTGACGCTGAAGACATTTGTCGGCTGACAGCAAAGCGGTTTGATAATTATTACACTTGGAAATATAAAGAACCTGCTTTGCTCGGGTGGCAAATCGAAAGCAACATCCCATCCATGAATTTAGGAGTAGCCGATGTCGGACAGACCCGCAGATTTGCCGCTTAGCTGTGAAATCAAGGACTACTCCGTACTGCACGTCTGGACGGAAGTAAAGAAGGCGAACGAAGGCGAAAAGCCTGTTTCAATTCGCCCCGAAATTCATGTCGCCATGGGCAAACATGATTATAAAGTTTTTATACTTTGTAATTATGAAATCGACAATTTCAAGTTTGAGTGTGCGATTGAAGGATCGTTCAAGTTTGGCGAGCCATTGTCGAATTCAAATGTTGGGAATGCCTGGACAAATGCCTGTACAATGCTTTATGGCATTATGCGAGGATTGTTTTCAAATGCTGTTTCGCAGGCAATCCACAAATCGTATTATCTGCCGTCAGTCATGATGGCTAATTTTGTGAACCGGCGAATAGAAGAACTTAAGAATCAGGCGCCCAAGGTTACAGACAATAAGGCACTGGCCGACAAAACACTCGACAAATAGAAGATTGTCTTATGCGCTCAATGCCCCTGCCACCACGCCTGGCGCGGCGGCTATTGTGACATGACAACTTAGTCAACATCATTAGTAGTTGATAATTTTTCGTCTACTATTTTCTCAAGCTCAATTGTCGCGTGACTTATAACAGAGGATATCCTAACTTTGGGATTTGACATTGTAAGTCTCTCATAAAGAATACCTTTTTGCGTGTCAAAAATCCGAGTTGTTCCCATTTGTCCATCTGGGCTTTCGATTACTTTGTAGGTATATCTTCCAGTATCATTATGGATCTCTCGAAGAGTCATTCGGAATACGATTGTGCCGATGACGATGCTTGCACCAAGGATCGCGGCCGCGATGATGTTGTGATGGATTTTCATTTTGCACCTCCATGTATGAGAAGTCTCTCTTCCTGTGTAAGGCCAACTCTATTCGCTTGGTTGCCACTCAACTTTTCTCGCTCAAACTTTTCGAGGTCGCTTTCTGAAATGGGCGGAGCTTCGCTGCAGTGCGAAGCTTTGCCGGTATGAGTGTCGAGAATCAAATTGTGCTCGATCTGATACCGCTGCCGCGAGAGTAGAATGGACAGGGCGATTGCAAGCAGCCCGACGAGAATCGCCGCAGAGCGAAACCACGGACGATCTAGCTCCGATTTGAGTTTGGCTGCATCAATGCTCATCCATGCGCCCCCATGCCATCAACAATACCTTCAGCAAGAACCATCAGAGCATCATAGCGATCCTCGGCAACGCCGTCCTTTGCAAAGCAAGCTGTATCGTATTCGCCATCTTTTAGTTTAAGCCCATCGGCTTCGACGCTTCCTCGCATGAGTGAAAAGATTGTGGAGAGGACTACCCCACGCTCATACGAATTCAACTTGTCAAGAATCGCCATGTGCGAGGCGTTGAGATGTATGGTTATTTCGTTGTTCATGTTTGTTCCTTTCGTTGTTACTTTGTTAGAGACTATTTTCGACGAAGAAATTCGACGACTGCATAAACGGTGTAGATCAATCCGATGCATGTTGCCCATATCCCGTTCCTGTAGGCAAGATGGTTCATAAAATCTTGAAATCCATGTCCATCATTCCCTACTGTGCCTGCAAAGATCGTTACACTCAAAAAGATAAGAACGAGATAGCTCCTGACTTCACGAATGGTTTTTTCGCGAGTGTATTTTTCAGTCGCTTCAACAGCTTTGTCATATCGTTCACTATGTTTTCTCGCTTCTTCTTTTTGTTCCTCGAAATGCTGAGCAGACTCTTTATAAAGCATCTCTTGATAGTCACCCACTAGCTTTTCAAGATCTTTAATGCATTTTTCAGCTTCTGTTCTTTTGCGAAGTTCTTCTTGATAGAATCCTTTGTAGACTTCTAACTGCCGTTCAATCGAGATAGGTCTGGTTTCCATTTCCCTAACTCCCTACTTCACGGCCTCCTGAAGTTCTTCAAATCCCTTGAGCGCGTGGCTCAAAGCCTTGGAGACGCGCGAGAGCTTGTGTTCTGCACGAATTGCACGACTATGCCAATCGGCGTTGTTTACTCCGATTGGATTTTCGCTTAGTCCAAGTAACCAGTCTGTCGTGACTTCGCATGCCGACGCAATCTTTCTTAGTGCTTCGGCGTTAGGCTCTCGCAACCCCTTTACATAGCGGTCAACAGCAGCTTGATTCAGGTTTACCCTTCTGGCAAAGCTTGTGACGGTACCTTCCCCGATCAGATTTGTAATCCTTTCGGCAAAAACTTTTTCTCCATTCGGCGTTGACATGCTTACTCCTTTTGGTGTATAATACGCGCGTCTCTGTACGACAGAGTAAACACATGATACTACAAACCGCCCAAAAGGGCAATGGAAAGGATGGAGGAAAAGATGAAGAAGAAAGTTCAAACGCAGGAATGCGAGCAGCCGTTGAAGTGGCTACTGATGGCACCGTGCGGGTTTAAGCTCTGCGGATCGGAGTCGGACGAACTGACTCGACAGCAGATGGTTGGCCTTGCGGCGGACTTCTCGGCTGCTGGCATGGCGGTATCTGTCCTGAACTTCGATGAAATAGACGAGCGCATAGCTGAGCGCTTTCAGAACTATCGGCGCGAGAAGGATCTCAAGAAGATTTTCATCAAAGGATGCGGTATTAGCGAACTTGACAAAATCGACACCCAGATTCGCAAGGTCAAGAAGGCGACGAATTGTTCCGTCGTCATTATCAATCATATTTCAGACGGCATGCTGTCCGACGAAATTGTCAAGCGTCTCGAGCGCCTTGCGAAGTCTTGCAAGCTGCACATATATTTCTTCGCGCAGTTGATGTGGTTGAGGAAATATCTCGCGGCAAAGGTCGCGAAGAAGGAAGCGGCGAAGGAGCGCTGAGGGATGAGCGAGTCAACGATCTACTGGATAACCAGGCTGGACGGTATCAATGTCCTTATGGGATGGCTCATTGCTATACTTGTGATATTGTTCGCGTTGGCATCTTGTCTAGCTTGCGTACTCAAAGATTGCGACGCTGACGATCCAGAAAGGAAACGTCTGGAGCCAGAAGTCAAAAGACTTGTAGTCGTAGTGTTTTGGTGTATCGTTGCTGTTGTGCTTGCGTTTGTTTTCACGCCGACAACGAAGGAGATGGTTGCGATCAAGGTGATTCCAGCCCTTGCAAATTCGCGTTTGGCCGACAAGAGCCTCCAGAACATTGATGCGCTGCTCGATATCTGCGTCGAGCAGGTAAAGGCAAGAAAGAAGGACTGAGGGATGAGCGACGCGGCTTTCGATTTCATACACGAGATCATGGATTGCATTTGCAATAATCCAAAGAACTTGCCCCTGTTTGTACATGCGCGTTCAAACGAATGGAACAGGCGCCTGTATCCCAAAGACTATGACACGGGCGCGGCTACAAATGACATTTACGAGACGCAGCACATGAAGCTGTTCTTCCTGGAGCAATGTCCTTCAGACGCTGCGCGTCGGACACTCGAGCGTTTTTCGGTCGAACATTTCAAGTACGATCCCTGGAATGACATCGACAGGTATTGCCTCAAGTGTATCGGAGGGAATCGCGAAGCAGCAGCTTGCCCCGCCTGGCAGGAACTTCGGAAAGCGTGTGCCGTCGGTGAACTCAAAGAGGCTGTTGTAGAGCCTCGCGCATTGGCCATTGAACTTGATTTGGATGGCGTACACGGTAAACGCGGCGCGGCCTACATTGGCAATGGTGACGGACGCGCTGGCCCCATCGCGCCAATACAGTGCATTGGCAACAGGCACACGATCGAGCGCATCGCGGCACTCTGCACGACGTGCAAGTTCCGCTGCGATGCGGTTGTAGTAAAGACAGATTATGCCGACCACGACGGCGGCAACTGCGGCGATGCAAGCAATCAGCCCGATGGCAATTTCAAGGTGTCTCATGGCGGTATTATAGCATTTTTTAAAAGGCTGATAGGAAGGAGGACAAGGCGATGAACGAGATTGGCGTCGATGAGTGCGCGCAGTCCGCGGGCTGCGAGGCGCGGCGAGAGTATTGGCCGGCGGTGAACTTCCGGCTTTCGCCGGAAGACCGGGAACAGCTGGAGGCGTCCGCAAAGCAGCGGCGCATCAGCGTCTCGGCCATGATCCGGCTTGCGCTGGCCGACGCTGGCGTGTTGAAGCCCAGCCAGGCACAGGCATGAGAGAGAAAGGCAAGTCCATGATAACCGACAAATTCCAGTTTGGCCATGTCTATTGGGCGACGCCAGTTCACAAGGAGCTGCCCAAGCGCGTGGTGATCGTGATTGGGCGAGAGAACCGCTCGGTGCAGTTCGCCTTCGTCGACGACCTGCGCTCCGCCGACGTCGACTTCCTCAACTGCATGGGCTTCGGCAGGGAGTTCTGCAAGATCCGTGCGAAGGACCACGACTACAACTGCTCGTGCGCTTGCGAGCTTCCCGCCGCCCAGGCGGCCGAGATCTACGCTGCCATCAATTCAAGGGCAAGGAGATAGGCTTATGTTCCTTGATAGGCTAAAGCTCGTCAGCTGCGATCGCGCCAGCAAGATTGCCGGCGTGGATTCCAGCGTGATCACCAAAGCAATCGAAACCTATTCCGCCACCAACGGCAGACGAGGTCTGGCGTACATCGTACTTCCGAAGCGCAAGCGCAAGCTCATTCGGCTCTGCGCCATCGACGACTGGCTGAGTCGCATGGAGGAAGATTCTCGTTATGTCCCGGCGTAAAGACAATTCGCTTGACGTTCTGCCAGGCTTCGAGGGAACGGTCATTCCTTGCCGTCCTGGGGAACAAGACTTCTCCGACGAGCAGCGCTTCACGGGTGAAGTGCTGTTCCGTGACCATCCAGATGTATTCAGGGCTGTCGCGGCGGCCTTTTTCATGGACGGTTTGAGTATCAGGGCATGTGCTGCGAGACACAGAGTTTCAGTCAACACCGTTCGCGCCATCCGCGACATGGCACTTGAGTCAGCCACAACCGAAGCAGGGCGCGCGGCCTTTTTTATAAAATCGAAAGCGGGTCGGCTTAAAGGATTGATACATACTCGTGCATTAGAAGCTATCTACGATCGACTGGAAAACGCCAAGATTGTCCGCGAGATTCCAATAGATACACTTATCAGGATTGCTGAAAAGTATGGTTCAGACTCTCAGACTGACAACAAGCACGGCTCTGATGCTTCGGATGAGATAATTGACGTTTACGAGTTTGACGACGTGATCAATGGGTTGGATGGCGAAAAAAAATCCGCGCAAGTCCAGCCGAACGAAACCCCTGCCGAAAATCCTGGCGAGAATCCTGAGAATCCTGCTGCGGAAAGTGGCTGCGAAAGTTCCACGGAGAACGATTTAGCGTCTAATCACTCATTGAAAGAGAGCAACAACACCCAATGTTTACGGGCTTCTGATAAAACTTTGTGTAATACTTTGTGTAAAGGTGGTGAAAACGATGTTCAACCAGAGCAATCGTCGGCTCAGCCGGAAGGATCGTGCGCGAGCTGCCGCGAGCCGCCTGCCCCTAAAGACCCCCTACCCATAGGGGCGGGGGGGACCCCGGGGGCGAGCGCGGCGGGGGGTGTCAACTAAAATGTATTGCACGTACAAGGCCATTTGTCTGCTTAAAGGAAGGAGAGGAACATGAAAGAGAAGACGACGTTCAAGAGACTGTTGCGAACGCCACAGTCCGAAAAAAAAGATGCGCCCGGCGACAATGCGCAGAGCGCCGCTGCCGACTCGTCTGGCGAGCCGAAGAAGCAGCCCGAGATATACACGGATGCGAGCGTCTGCAAGATGCTGCGCATTCGTCGCCGAGTGCTTGCGGAAGCCAGGAAGGAGGCTACGCGCGGTGTTGACTGGGATGCGATCGGCGAGGAAGTCGGCATGACTCGCGCGTGGATCTACGGCTATGCGCTCGAGCATGGGATTGTGCCGGACTTCTTTGGCGAGCAGCTGAAGCCCTGTACGGGGCGCTACGTGTCGGTGCGGCTCATTGGGACTACGCCGAACAAGTGCCTTGTGCAAGTCGAGATCGAGGCCACCAAGAAGCGCGAGTTCGCCAGGACGCGGAACATCATGGAATATCCGATACACTACAAGGAAGTGTTCACGGCCGTCCGTATCGACATGCAGGCCGATCCGCACCTTGAATGGATTGCAGCGCCTAACGACGCGAAGTACTAAGCATCATGGCGAAGTGGTTCGAGGAAGTGCGCCTCAGCAGCAGACCTATCGCGGAGATAGGCGCGGCGTTCTACATCCGCGAGATGCTTGGCAACAGTTGCGAGCTGAACGCCTACGACCTCAAGGAAGTCTTTGGCGACGGCTACGAGGCCATTCTGGAGAACCTGCGCAGATCCGGCGCGCTTCGCGTCGAGAGCGTCGGCGCGCGGCTGAAGCTTACAATCGTCGCGCCCGGAGACGGGAAGCGCAGCCGCTGCAGGCACATCGTTCGGACGAACCGCGCACTTAAGAAGTTTGAGAACAACGTAATCAAGAGGATTTAGGCTCATGAGGAAAAAATCACAGGACGAACTAGGAACGCTCGTCACGCGGGAGATGAAAGTCATGCTCCAGGACGCGAGCCTGACGAAAGAGCAGCGCTTCGACATCTTGACCGCAGTCATGTTCGACGTGCCGATCAAGAACGCGCTCCTGGCTTCGTTCGCGAAGTCTCTGAAGGCAGGGTTCGAGCGAGTGAATACCGTGAGGTATAAGGCTATTAACTGCCACCGCGAGAGCGCAAAAGAAGAAGCTCGCAAGGCAAGAGAAGCCAAGCGGAAATTGTTGGAGATTGGTATCAATGGAAATCAATTACAATCAATTGATATCAATGGCAATCAATTGTCTACAACTTCAACCCATATCCATAGGCAAAGCAAGAGTATATCCCCCTATAAGCCCCCCAAGGGGGGCAAGAAGGAGCCTGAAAAAGTTCTTCCGGAAGATCTTCTCGAAGGGAAGGGGCGTCGCGGCGGGAAGCCTCGTGCGGCGGATGGCGGCGTAAGGACCGCGACGCTTGGCGAGTTGGCCGTCATTCTCGCGGAGAATATTGAGAAGACGGAAGCCTTCGCCCATATGAGGGTCAACCGAAGGAATTTAATGAGACACCTCATCCCTCTTGTCAAAAAAAACTGCGCGGCCGAAGACGGCGATGAGGGCAGGACGAGTGATGAGCAGCGCAAGGCGTTCTGGAAATTGTACAGCAAGATCAGCGACGGACTTATATCCTGGACGGAGGCATGGAAGGCGGATGACTGGCAGTATGCGCCCGGCAAGATCACGAAGTGGCTCGCTGACGAGAAGTACCTGCAGCCACCACGAAAAAAAACGGCGGCGCCAGAGGAGGGGCGCGGCTGCGGTGAATGCGGCGCGGAAATCGTGTAGCGGCAAAACACTTTTAGCAACAAACAACACCACAAACAACAGGAGGATAAAATGGAAACACAGAAACTTAATCCGAAGATTAAGTACAACGTGATAAACTTCAAGATCACTGCAGACTTCGGCGCGGCGTCAACGCACGGTGGGCGCAGCTGCATACACTGCAAGAACTGCCAGGGTTATTCGGAGTGCCATCATCCTTGCCTGGATAAGCCGTTCAAGCTTGGCACGCACGCCGATCGCATGGGCTGCCGCAACGGATGGGAGGCCGAGAAATGATAAAGCTTAAAAGAAGCAGATGCGCGATACTGCATCTTGGTTTGAAGTCGCACTGGTATCGGATGATCGACTCGGGAGTTAAGAAGATTGAATTCCGGGAAGCTAACGATTACTGGAATGTGCGCATCCGCAACTGGGTGGTGAAGTGCCATGCATACAACCAGAAGGCCGTCATTGAATTTCAGAACGGATACGGACGCTTCTCGCCGCGCATGACATTCTTCGCCGGTAGCCACGGCGCAGGCGTTTTGTTTCAGCGTATGTCTGCGGCCGATCCGGTGCAGCACAAGGAGCTTGGCGAGTTCCCAAAGGACCGCTATGCGATTTTCATCGGCGAAAGGGTGGAGGTGGTGGAATGAAAGTAAAGCTTTTGCGCAAGGTGAGATATCATGCAAGATGGTAAGCGCGATTGGTGGGTGGCCAAATTGAGAAAGCCAAAGAAAGGCGAGGTGAAGTAATGCCCGGATTGTCCGAAGAAATGAATGTTGCAATAGGGGTACAGATGCTGATTGTCGCCATTGTCAGCCTTGTGGTTGGGCTGATCTTAGGCGGAAACTTAGCATGCAGCAGCGTTGCAAAATATCTCAAGAAGGCACAGGATAAGGGCAAGTCGCTGAACGATGTCATCTCTTATCTGGAAGGAAACGAGGAGGAGACCGATGAATAGTCTAGTTCAATGGCCGCGCCACAAATATTGGGACAAGGTGTGGAACCCGATGATCGGCTGCAAGCCGTGTAGTCCCGCTTGCGAGCATTGCTACGCGGCGGCGTGGGCGAAGCGGTTCGGACAGAGCTTCAAGCCGCATGACACGAAGCAGCGTCCGCCGCGCTCAGGCGTCGTGTTCTGCGGGAACATGACCGACCTGTTCGGCGAGTGGATGTACACCGAGGATATTGCGAACAACATCGGACGGTGCGTCAATCGTGGCGGCGATGCCTATCTTTGGCTAACCAAACGACCAGCAAGAATGTGCAACGTATTGAGGAATGAACGAGTATTGTTGATTCCTGAAGGCTATGACGAGGACAGCGGGGAATACTTTGGATTCGACGACGAAGAGTGCGACATCTCCAACCACTACTTCGGTTTCACTGCTGAGAACCAGGAATGGTACGACAAACGGTATTGCGAATGGAGTAAATGCTTCCCCCAATGGGCTAACATGTGGCTGTCTTGCGAACCATTACTTGGCCCAATAGACCTTGATCTTCCCGTCACGGCTGTAAAGCCCAAGTGGGTTGTCGTCGGAAGCGAAAGCGGCTCCGTCCGCCGCTCCTGCCTTTTGGAATGGGTGGAGAGCATCGTCGAGCAGTGCATGGCGGCAAAAATCCCCGTTTTTGTGAAGCAGTTAAGCATAAACGGGGTGTGCGAGACCGATATAAACAAATTTCCTGCACATCTGCGCATTCGCCAGGTGCCGTGGAAAAATCTAGAGGAGGTAAAGTAATGGGAGAATGCTTTTTGACGGTGAAGGGCAAGGCCGAGATCTACCTTGAACATGCGGGTCTTAACACGGACGTGGAAAATTGGCTTGAGCGGATCGGCTATTTCGATGCGCCGGCGAGCAAGGGTCACCACCTCGCGAAGCGCGGCGGGCTGGTTATGCACAGTATCAACGTGACGCGGCGGCTTGTCGAGCTAACCGAGACGCTAGGCGTCAAGTGGTCTCGCAAGGAGTCGCCGTATACCGTAGGCATGTTGCATGACCTGGTGAAATGCCGCTGCTACTGCGCCATTCATGGCGAGGCAAAGGACGCGGAGCCGAAATGGGAATACGTGCAGCCCTTGTATCCAGGACACGGGGCGTGTTCGGTCATGATCGCGACGGAGCTCGGCATCAGTCTTTATCCAGACGAGATTGCGGCGATCACCTACCACATGGGCATGTACGGTGTCGGCAGGGAATACACCGACAAGGAATTCGACAATGCGCTCCGCCTGCACGGGCCGCAGGTACTGACGACGATCTACGCCGACTGGTGGGCGGCAAGGGTTGACGAAGAAAGCGAGGTGGCCGATGAAGTCGATGAATAAACCAATACTAGACGCCTGTTGTGGATCCAAGATGTTCTGGTTTAATACACGAAATCCGAATGTGCTGTTTGTAGACAATCGGCGCCTTAAAACGCAACAGATATGGAAGAGTCATGACGGCAAGGCTGTGCGCTACTGCACAGTTGATCCTGACGTCGTCGCAGACTTCTGTAATTTACCGTTCCCAGCCGAATCGTTTTGGCATGTCGTTTTCGACCCGCCACATATTAGCACGTTTAGCGAAAAAGCATGGATGGGCAAGAAATATGGTAAGCTGCCGAAGGATTGGCGACCACTGATACATGATGGCTTCCATGAGTGCTGGCGAGTCTTAAAGACAAACGGCACGCTCATATTCAAATGGAACGAGCATGAGATCAAGGTGCAAGACATCATTGATTGCATTGGCGTACAGCCGCTCTACGGTCATAAAAGCGGGCGCGCATCCAAGACACATTGGATGGCATTCGTGAAAATACAAAGCGAGGCGGCAGAATGACACGCGAGGAGATACTTAACCGGCTGATGAAGCTAAAGTCGCTTGCGGATCGCGGCGTAGGCGGGGAGCGCAAGAACGCGGAACGCCTGCTTGCCGAGATTGCTGCAGAACACGGCATTGACCTTGCCAGGCTCGACGACGAGGAATTGAAGACGTTTGCGATCACTCTGTCGGATAAATTCAGTCGCAAGCTACTATGCCAGTTGTGTGCGCTGAAGCGAAAAGAACTTGAGCGTGACGGTGCGTTGGTGTCGAATTCAGACGACAGGCTGACGATGTGGAGCACCTATAAGAAGAACAGGTACGTAGTCAAGAGCTGCACGGACGCCGAGTGGGTGGAAATATCGACAAAACTTGAAATCCTGGCACGAGCCTTCAAAAAGCAACTGGAAGAATTCTACAGCGCGTTTCTGTTTGCGAATCGCTTGATGGTGGAGGAAGACGAGGATGATGAGGAAGCACAGCAGAAGGAGCTGAGCTTGGCGGAGAAACAGAAGATCCGCCGAATCGCCCAAATGTCGATGGGCATTGAAAAAACCAATTTTGTGCCGATGATCGGCCAGTCGTAAAAACAAAACAGGAGGAAAACTAATGTTTGGAATACTTGAAGCAGTATCGGACGCCGTGAGCGACGCCATTACAGCGACGGCGGAGGTCGCTGCCGGGGTAGCGGTCGGCGCTGTCGAAGGCGCGATCAAGGCACCAATAACGATAGCCGAGAAGGTTGCCGAAAAGCTGGAGGAAGCTTAATGGACGCGAAAGACTTTGCGAGTGCGGACGTGATGGTGCTGGGCGTGCTCGCCGCCGGCATGGGTTCTGGTCGCGATACCCTCGCCTATGCCATGTCCAGCATCGAGAAGTTCGGCGTAAAGGGCGACTGGTTCCGCGACCCGAGCCACAGGCGCTTCTTCGAGGCCGCTACCGCCGTATGGCGAGAACAGCGCGTGCTGGATCCGTTTCACATCAAGAAACGGTACGAGGCCGACGACGGACAGGGGTTCGTCTCGCTCTTCGAAGAGCTGATGGAGTCTGGAGCCATCGACGTTCACATCGACCACTACCTCAACGCCCTGAAGCAAAAGGCGATATACGGCAAGGTGCACAAGATGACCGCCGAATGGCTCGCCGAGATGACGCCAGACAACATCGGCATTCAGATCGAGGACTTCGCCAAACGGCTGCACGACTACCAGGAGACGCTGGCCGACAGCGACAGCGGGCTCAAGCGGCTCAGCGACTACCTGGAGAATTCAATCGCGAAGAAGAAGAAGCTACACGAAGAGCGGTTCGTCAACCACAACTGGGAATACCTGGACGGCCTGCCGTGGCCGTGGCACTGCATGAACGAGATATTCGCCGGTCTCAAGCCCGGCCTGCACGTCGTCGCCGCGCTCGCCTCGCAGGGCAAGTCGACGATGGCCGCCGACCTCTCCGTGTTCTGGAACAGTCGCGGCATAAAGCACGGAATCGTCTGCATCGACATGGCGGGCGAGCAATACGCCGACCGCTATCCGTCGATCATGGAGCGCGTCAGCCTCGCGAAGATCAACTTCGGCGGATCCGCCGACGACATCGCCAAGTACGAGCGCGGCTATCAGCGCGCGGCGAAACTGAATAACGTGTGGATCACCGAGGAAGACGGCGTGAAGACGATCGAGTATCTTTGCTATCGTGGGGTGAAGACGCTCGGATGGCAGGCCGTCATCATCGACTATCTCCAGCTCGTGACACTTGAAGAGCAGGGGCAGATGCCAGAATACACGCGCGTGCAGCGCGCGACGCAGGCCGTGAAGCGAATCGCCAAGCGGCTGAAGATCCCGATCATCTGCCTTGCGCAGCTCTCCAGGGCGTTCGAGAAGGAGCTACGAGAGGGGAAGTACGCCGAGCCGGGGCTTGACTCGATCGGCGACTCGGCGGAAATCGCGCGCGCCGCGTTTACCATCACGACCCTCTACTACGACATTGACGTCCGCAAGTACTGGAAGGAAACACCGCCTACGCAGCTCGCTTTCGGCGACCGCAATGACAAGGCGGTGAAATACGGTATCGTCGGGCGCGAGACGGCGGAGCAGATGGAGGCGCGGCGCAGCGGACAGATGTCGCTTGCTAAGTCGTTTCGTCCGATGTGGGTTGAGGTCCTGAAGAACCAGCAGGGCGGACACGGCAAGCTGCCGTTCGTGATGTACCCCGGCTACTTCCTGTTCCGTCCAGGCAACATCGAAGGCGAGGATGTCGAAGTGACCGTCGGCGGCAAGCAGAAGAAGCTGCCTGTCGGGAAGTTCGAGCAGCTGTGCGACGACTGGACGTACACCGAGCAGGACTGGTGGCTGGAGATGACGAACGCCATGCCGCAGCGCGGCTGCAAGCTGATGGGCGAGACATACGCGGAGATGCGCCAGCGTATGGCCAAGGAGCGCGCGGCGCATCCGGAAGTCAAGCACTTCGTGCGGGAGTACGCCGAGAACGGCCGCGAGGTCGTTGGCTGGCACATTGAGGAGGCAAAATGCAAAAAACTCTGAGGAAGATAGAAAACGCTTTGAACGAAGTGTGTAGGATTGCGTTTGAAATAGAGGCATCCGGAAATTCGCCTGCCGATGAGTTTCGCAATCACCAGCGCTCAATAAACATAAACTCGATCGCAAATCAGGCAAAGAATGAACTTACGCTATTATCAAATCGCGTCAAAAATGATAATAGCGGCGCCGCTATTATCACGACGGGAAACTATGCGAAGCTGCGCAAGATGTTGGCGCAGATGTCGCAAACGGCAACGGCTGCGCACACTTGCAGATCCGATGAAGAAATTCTAAGAACTGCATATCTCGAGGACATTGACAAATTATGTAAAGCCGCCCTTGCGCTATTTTCAAATTCGCCCGAAAATGAAAATACCGTCGCGGATAATGTCACGGCGCGAAAGTTGCCCGACGGGTGGAAAATGTACGACAAGTATCAAATCCGCCACACCGACGGGACACCGCTGAAAGGTAAGCAATACTTTGTGCTACGTCTCGACTCCGACGACCCGCTTGAAGCTGCGCGTGTTGTCGCCGCAATGTCCGCATACAAAGGCGAGGCGCACTCCGGCAACGAGGTGAAGCTGCGCGAGGCGCTGAAAAAGGCAATGTCTTTCTTCGACAGAGGTGTGATATGTACCTCATACGCTAACTCTGCATTTGAAATGGACGAACTGGAAAGGTGGTACGACGACATCAAAACCGCCCTTGCCGCGCCCTCGCGCCAGTGCGACGTGGGGACGCCGGAGGAACAGTTAAAGAGGTTCAAGGATTTCTGCCGTATTATTTCAAAAGATGAAACTTGTCATGGGTGTCCTCTTCTCCCCCAATGCTCAACGTTAGAGCATTGTACACTTACATGGGCGCAGATGCCCTACACCGAAAGCGAGGCGAAGGCATGACGGCTGACGAAATCCTGCTGCTGCTGCGAAAGCGATACGCCGATCAGTTTCGCTACGCATGCGCGTCTGAAGTACCGTCACGCACTGGTTTCGGCGACCGACGATTCGACTTCGTGGTCGTCAACTGCTGGCAATCCGACGGATTCCGAGTAGACGTCTTCGAGATAAAGGTCAGCAAGGCGGACTTGAAACACGAGTTGGAGAACCCCGACAAGCACAACTGGGCATTCGACGACATTGACAGGTATTGGCTTGCCTGCCCTGAGAAGATAGTCGACATTGACATAATACCCAAGAAGTGGGGAGTAATCGTGGTGCGCAACAACGGGCTAGTAGTCAAGCGCAAGCCAATACCCTTGCATGACGACAAAGACCACTCGCGCACCCTGAACAGAGCTTGGGCTATCTCGCTTATGCGGGCGGTCAGCAGGGCGAGCATTGAGAAGTCCGAACAGGAAAGGCAAATTAAAGAGGCGAGAAACAAGGGGTATGACGACGGTTATAGGGAGGGACTAGCGAAGGGCGCGGGCTTCAAGCCGGACGAGTACATCTGGATGGAGAAGTTCTGCCGCGAGATGGGCGTGTATTGCGAGCGCGACGTTGGACGGGTGGTTGACAACTGGGACAGGTTTCGTCCGCTGGCCTGGAACATGGAGAACTTCGAGTCGCGCCTAAAGTCGCTGGATGGTAACCTAAAGGAACTGAAAAGGGCTTTTGGCGACCTCTTCAAGAAGATGGATCAAGAAACAGTTAGTGAAGAAGCTGAAAACAAGAAGGCAAAATAAAGAATGGAGAGTGGAAAATGAATTACATAATGTGGTTCCTGCTCGGATTCCTGGTTGGGATAAACTTGGGCAAAATCAATATGCACATGAACATTGTAAGGCGACTGGAAGAAGCAGACGCCGAAGGCAAGTCCCTAAAGGATATGATTAAGGATCTGTCCGGAGACGAGAACAAAGAACAGAAAGATGAGGCGGGGAAATGATGTTAGCCATTGAATACGTCATAACTTTAAGCGAGATGCTTGGGATATTGGCGTTTTGTCTGCTGGTTGCGGCCCTCATCCTTATGTTCGTCATAGCTGGGTTGGAAATGCTTATACTTTTCCTTAAGGACAAAGCCGAAAGAATATTTGGCAGAAAGGCGGTGACAAATGCGGATAACGCACAAGAAGACGATTGACCGGCAGGCGACCGGCGCGGCGCAGAAGCGCCTGGACGACGCGCGGGCGTTCGCCGCGAAGGAGATGCAGGAGCTCAGGGAGCGGCGCAAGGCCGTCGGCGCGAAGCCAGGCGAGGGGCGCGTCGGCGGATGGCACCGCGACGCGGTGTTTAACGCCGTCGAGCAGTACGGGCCGGATGTGCTGTCGGGCGACGCACAGGGCTTCTGGGACGACATGAAGCGGCTATATCCCGAGAGCTGCGCGGACGATCGCGTGCCGGGTACGGACTCCATAAACGGCCACGGCTGCAAGTTTGGCCGCGTCAGCAAGAAGTTCGTAGGCGGCAGGTGGTATGTCTGGAAGAACGGCAAATGGGTCGCGGAAGGGGTGTGTTCAACGCAGAGACGCAAAGTGGCAGAGACGCAGAGGGGAGGGAAGTCGAAATGATGACTGAAGCGGAAAAGAAAGCGTTTGACCAGAAGAGCGTCAAGCTCGCCGAGGCGTACAAGAAAATATCGAGGCTTACGCTCGGGCAAGAAGTGCCGCGCAGGCTCCAGGACATTCTATGCTCGACGACATTCCACCTGGGCATAGCCATGAGGCAATACAAGCAGATGCTTGCCGACCCGGCACTAGACGAGCAGAATCGCAAGCAACTGCAAGGCCAGCGGGCCGACTGCAATGATTTGCTCGAAATGCTTAGATATATCCATGTTCCGGAAAACGAAAGGGAATGACAATGATAGGATTCGGGAAAGAGAAGGAAGTGTTCGACTGGCGGAGCGTGCCGGCGGTCGATCCGGACGATGTGGCACGCTGGTTCGGCTGCACCGACGCGAAAGACCGGCAGTTTCCCCTGCAGGTCGCGCTCCAGGTGCATGACGAGATCGAGTCGGAGCTTATGAGTGACCGCAAGATGGACGGCATGGACCTCGCAGAAAAGCGCGGCGGCCTGAAGGCACTGCGGCGCTTTGCGACACTGTACTCGGAGATTCTCGCGGGCGGCAAATCGCTAGGTCTCGACCGGGGGCTTTACGCACCAGATACGAAGGACGACATCGATGCGTGACGCGATGGTACAGCCCGCGACGGCCGCGCAGGTCGCGGCGTTCGCGGCGAAGAAGGGCATTGCGTCGGAAAAGGCCGCAGAGCTGCTGGGCGAGATGCGCTCGCGGCAGATTGCGCGGCGGCGCGAGGATCCGTACCGTTTCGGCTACGAGCCGCCGATATGGTATGTCGCCAAGGCGCTCATGCGCAATCCCGCCTGGAGCGAATACGAGCGGGCGACGATCGCGAAGATAGGCCGCGCCAAGTTCGGCATTCAGGACTGGAAGGCCGAGGAGTTCGCCGAGAAGATGCGGCGGCGGCTCGGCTTCGCCCATCCGGTCACGAAGATGCTGATAATGGGCTCGAACCGCAGCGGCAAGACGGACTTCGCCTCGAAGCTCACCGTGCAGACGATGATGCTCGGCGACAAGAAGTGCTGCTCCGGCGCGCAGACGCACCTCACGCAGAAGGAAAACCAGATGGCGCGAGTCTGGTACTACATGCCGAAGGAGCTGCAGGAACGCAACATAGCGACGCGCAAGGCGAAGGACGCGGTGGAGAACATCAGCTACACCGACAAGAACGGTTTCGCCGGATCGCGCGTCACGCTCGCCAACAAAAGCCAGTTGAACTTCATCACCTACGAGATGACGACGAACTCGCTCGAGGGCGTCGAATACGACCTCGCCTGGCCGGACGAGGAATACGGCATCGGACACTACAACCTGCTGACGACGCGCATTACGAGTCGCAGCGGCGTGTTCCTCGGAACGTTCACGCCGCTGAACGGCTACACCGCGCCGATCGCGGCGTTCCTGAACGGCGCGGTCACGACGCGCTGGCATGTAGCGTGGCTAAGGCCGAAGGACGGCGGGCCGAAACTGCCGTGGGAGGAACTAAACCTGAAGGAGAACGAATATGCGAAACTTGTCAAATGGCGTAAGGAGGGCCAGATCGGAGATTGCGGCGTCCCCGAATCCCGACCTGAGGACTGTTTTGAATGGCTACTCGAAGAGGGAGATGGTAGAAATACTGCTCGCCTGCCTGAAAGCCGCGCCTTCGACGCGGTGCCGCGCGTCTGCGTCTGCCAGGGGGGAGAGGCAGCTGCAATTTGGTTTTATGGAAGCGACAACCCCTACGGACTCCCCGCCGAGCTGATCCAGGCGAAGATGGCCGACGAGAACGCCGAGGAGAAGATCTTCGCGTCCGTCTACGGCATGGCGCGCGACATGAAAGGGCGGCTTATCAAGACCTTCACGGACGCGAACATCGTGGATCCGTCGGAGCTGCCGGCGCGCGGGGTGCGGTTCATGGTCGTCGACCCCGCTCCGGAGCGCAACTGGTGCATGGGGTGGTACATCTACGACCCGTTGACCGAGACGCTGTACAAGTACCGCGAATGGCCAGGCAACTACGAGGTGCCCGGACAGGGCGTGCCGGGGCCGTGGGTGGAACCGAGCGACAGGAACAGGGGGGAGAACGATGGACGCAGGGGCGATGGCCAGACTTCTTTTGGCTTCGGGTACAATCAGATCAAGTTCGAGATCGCGCGTCTGGAGCGGTGGACGGACTACGAGCGATGGCTGGCGGACGGCAATCACGCGATGCGTCCGCCGGAAGACGACGAAATCGAGGACTGGGACGACTGCGACGGCGCGGCGGAGCGCATGGAGTTTCGCCTTTTGGACTCCCGCGCGGCGAGCCAGTCGAAGATCAGCAGCCGGCAGAACCAGTCGCTGATCGAGGACCTGGAAGGGCTCATGGGCGGCTGGCAGGTGGCGGACGGCCAGCGGCTTGCCGTCGGATATTCGCGGCTCCAGGACAAGTGCAAGGCGCGCAAGTACCTCGTAACGAGCGACTGCGTGAACACAATCGCATGCTACAAGCTGCTTACGGGCAAGGACGGACAGAAGGGCGCGGCGAAGGACATGATCGACAACGACCGCTACGCCGTCATGAGCGACATCTGGAATTGCGGCGCTGAGATGGCGACTGCCGTCGGCGAAGCCGCAAATACGCACGCAAAACAGCCCTCAAACTCCGTTGCCGGACTGTCCGGAGGGCGCGGCAACCGCTTCAACTGGTAAAATCGGGGTAACGTTACCCACAAAATGACCCTCCAGAGACGATTTTTCGCCTCTGGGGGGGTTGACTTATGCGATAATTTCCCCGTCGAGCGCGAAACATCGCAGCATTCGCGGCACTCGTAAAACGGAAGTCTGCGTACCGACTGGCGCGTGCTGCCAGACAAAAAAGCATGAGGAAGGAAAAACAAACATGGACCCAAGGTTAATGGCGCTAGTATTCGGAAAAACGGTCATGGCACCGGTCGACGACCCCGAAAAAGGGGGCGGCTGGAAGGCGTCGTCTCGCGGGCAGGAGCCCGAGGACGTTGACGACGACGACCAGGACGACGACGATGACGACGACCAGGACGACGACGATGACGACGACCCCGAAGACATCGACGACGACGATCCTGAGGACGACGAGCCCGAGGACGAGGACGACGATGAGGACGAGGACGACGGCGACGACGACGACCCCGAAGAAGGCGACGAGGACCTGGGCGCCAGGGCCAAGAAGCGCATCGGCAAGCTGATCGCGCAGCGCAAGGAGGCGGAATCCCGCGTCAAGGCGCTGGAAGGTCAGCTGGAGGAAGCGAAGAAGCTCTCGGGCGACGACGGCAGGGCCATCCTGCGCGCCGCAGAGTCGAGCGGAATCCTGCCGGGGCTGATGACCAAGGCCGAGGCCGAGGCGTTCACGCAGATGGACCAGTACAGGGCCGTCATAGCGAAGTACGACAACTGGCTCGACGAACACGGCCCGGAGGACGAGTTCGAAATCTCCGACGGGAAGACGATGAGCTACGCCAAGGTCGAACGCAGGGTCCGCAAGCTGCAGAGCGAGCTTGCCGACCTGAAGGACGAATACGGCGACCGCCGTAAAGAACTGCTCAAGAAGGTCCGGAAGATCTTCGAGGCCGGCGTGGAAGCGCTGAAGTCGGGCGAAGCAAAGCCGAAGCCCGGCAAGAAGAAGCCGAAGAAGACGACCCGGAAGGACGAATCATCAAAACAGAAGCCGAAGGCCAACGGCCCGAAGCCCAAGCGCGGCGCGGAAAGGAACCTCGACGACATGGACGTTGACAACGACGACGATCTCGAGGCGTACATAATGGCGACGCGCAGAAAGAAAAAGTAAAATGGCAGCAATCTACACTACCGACGCGGTACTCCAGGTAAACGACTACTACTCGAAGGTCATCCGCGCCAAGAAGTACGACAACCCGATCCAGACGATCATCAAGCGCGGCGACAAGCCCGAGCAGTGGAAGCAGGAGATCGAGGTCGAGGGTGCGACCGGCGCGTATTCGCTCGGCGCTCCCGAAGGCGCCGACTTCGACGAGTCCACGCTCGCGAAGCGCACCAACACCTACCTCGAGGTGCAGCTGCAGAAGTTCCGCACCCAGCGTGGCTACAAGGTCACGGACGAGAGCGAG